TCTCGATTTTTAACGGATATAGGGGAACTTATAAGGGTGTAGATTTTTTTATTGAGAGATGAGGTTTTATGGCTGCATTTAATGCAACAAAGGAAAAGAAGAAACTCGAAAACATCATAAAGGACATTCCGGAAGACAAAAAGAAGCTTGTTGAAGGCCTAATTGCCGATGCAAGCTTTATGGCGGAACAATTAGAGGTGTTGAGAGTCTATATTGCGGCGAATGGGTGGAGTGAAGCCTATCAGAACGGAGCCAATCAGTTTGGAAAGAAGACTTCGGTCGAAGCTGATATGTATGTTAAGGTTCAAAAGGCTTATGCTTCAGTTATAAAGCAGTTGACGGACTTTCTTCCTGACACCAGTGCCGGCACTTCCGTAGATCCACACAAAGAAAGACTGCTCGGAATAGTTCATGGTAGAACTTGAGAAGTATTTTGGTGGAATTATCGATGGAAAGATAAATGCTTGCGACAAAATGAAGCGGATAAGTGAGATTATAATCGAGCGGTATCTTGCTCCGGACGAATTTCATTTTGATATAGAATTTGCAAAGCGAAAAATCGAATTTATCGAAGAGTTCTGCAAACAGCCGAGCGGCGATATAGGTAAGCCGTTAAAGTTAGAGTTATTTCAAAAGGCACGGCTCCAGGCACTATTTGGATTTGTGGATGACAATAATTTACGGCAGTACAACGAGTGCTTAATCATTGAAGGACGAAAAAATGGAAAGACTACAGAGAATGCTGCAGTGGAACTTGCTCTTCTGCTTGCAGACGATGAAGGATCTCCACAGATATATAACATTGCAACAATGCTCGATCAAGCCAAACTTGGTTTCAATGCGGCTCATAAAATGCTCATGCAGGACGAAGCATTAAAAGACCTGGTTAGAAAAAGAGCATCTGACCTTTATTGTGCAGAGAACTTCGGTTTTATAAAGGCATTGGCAAGCAATTCTAATAGTCTTGACGGACTCGATGCACACGGAGCCGTTATTGATGAATTATCGGCTATTAAAAATAGAGATATATATGATTTAATCAAACAAGCGATGGGAGCCAGAAAGCAACCATTGCTTTTTTGTATAACAACGAATGGATATGTCCGAGAAGGAATATTTGATGCTCAATACAAATATGCTTCGGACATCCTGAATGGAACTGTCAAGAATCCGAGGTTCCTTCCGTTTATTTATGAATTGGACAGTCCTGATGAATGGACGGATGAAAATGCCTGGATAAAAGCAAACCCCGGAATCGATACGATTAAGAGCCGAGCTTATCTTCGTGAAATGGTTCAGAAGGCAAAAGATGATCCAAGCTTTAAGCCGACCGTATTGGTTAAGGATTTTAATATTCCACAATCAGGATCCACTACATGGTTACCGTTTGAGTATGTAATCAATGAGTCTAATTACACTATGGAAGAGGTATCACATAGTTACGCAATTGGTGGATGTGACTTATCTTCCGTTTACGATTTGACCTGTGCAACATTGGTTATTAAAAAACCAAACCAAGACGGAGTTTACGTCTTACAGAAGTATTTCATCCCACAGAAGAAAATTGATGGTGCAAACAGTTCTAATCACGGAGCAGATGTTAAACAAGTACCTTACAAACTCTGGGAAGAGCAAGGTTGGCTGACTATCAACGAAGGTGCCCAGGTCGATTATTCACTTGTGACGAAATGGTTTGTGGAGATGGTGGAAAAGTATGACATCCGTCCGCTTTGGATTTGTTACGATCGTGCATTGGCAGGATTTTGGCAAGTTGAAATGTCAGATTACGGATTCGAGATGGAGAAAATTCCGCAGGGACCGTTTACTTGGAGCCAACCGATGAAAGAACTCGGATGTGCTTTACAAGAACATAAAATAAACTACAACAACAATCCGATTCTCCGATGGTGTTTGGCCAATACCGGAGTAAAGGCATTGAATAAAGATGGAATTGAGACGATTCAACCAGTCAAACTTCAGGAACATCGAAGAATTGATGGGATGGTGTCGCTTCTTAATGCCTGGGTTGGATATGTAAAACACTATGACGAGTACATTCCGTACTTGCGATAGGAGAGGAAATGAGAGAACGCAGAAGTATTCTTGATTTGTTCAAGAAGGAAAAACAACTCCAAACACAGACTTATACCACATTCAAAGAACTCGGAACGTATAAGTCATATTTTGGAAGCTTCGGAAATGACATTTATCAGAGTGACGATGTTCGTGCTTGTGTAAGAGCATTATCGGAGCATACAAGCAAAGCAAATCCCAGATGTACAGTTAGGGAAATTCAGAGAGTGCTTGCTTTGAATCCTAACAAGTATATGAACGGAAAAGATATGCTTGCAAAGCTTCGAAACATTCTGGAGATTAAAAACACGGCTTTTCTTTTTATCGAAAGAGATAATCGGAATAAGGTTGTTGGCTTTTACCCGGTGCCATATCAGACTTTTGAAGCGGTTGAATATAAGGACAGATTGTTTGTTAAATTCTACTTCAACGGCGATGCAAAAAGAAGCCTGGTATTTCCCTGGGAAGATTTGGCAGTACTTCGAAAAGACTATATTTTCTCGGATATTGCAGGCGATAACAACAAGCCATTACTTCCAACACTCGATGTTGTCAACACGATGGACGAAGGACTTTCGAACGCAGTCAAATCCACCGCCAATCTTCGTGGAATCTTAAAATCCACAAAGGCAATGTTAAGTCCTGAAGACCTGAAAAAGCAAAAAGACAATTTCGTTAAGGATTATATGAATCTTGAAAACGAAGGTGGAATCGCTTCACTTGATGCGACACAGGAGTTCAAAGAGATCAATTTGAAACCTACCACAGCCACCGCCGAAGAAGCCGATGCTTACAGAGAACGAATCTACAGATATTTCGGAGTTAACAAAAAGATTATCCAATCGATTTATTCCGAATCCGAATACGATGCGTTTTATGAGTCCAGAATCGAGCCGTTTTTGGTTGCTCTTTCATTGGAACTCACTCGGAAGATATTTACAGACCGTGAAATTGCTTTTGGAAACGAAGTTTGGTATGAGTCCAATCGCTTACAGTATGCGAGTGCCAAGACAAAGATTTCAATGGTTGCCCTCGTAGATCGTGGACTTATGACTCCGAACGAATATAGAGAATTATTCAATATGCCGCCTTATGAAGGTGGAGACGAGTTTGTTTTAAGACTTGACACATCCAAGACAGGCGATACCACAGACGATGGAACAGGAAATCCAGTTGGCAGGCCGCCACAAGAGGAAGGAGAAGGTAATGATGAAGGATGATAGAGAATATCGGTTTATTCCGATGGACAGATTTGAAATAAGAAAAGCAGAAGAGGAAGGTTCAGAGCCTTCTTTTTTTGTAGAAGGATATGCAACCACTTGGGATGAATACGTTCTGTTTGAAGAGGATGGTGTTCAGTACAAAGAGCAGATACTTCCGGAAGCATTTGAAGATGCAGATATGACGGATGTAATTTTCGTCAAGGATCATCAGGGAACCGTTTATGCCAGAACGAAGAACGGAACTCTTACACTGACGGTTGACGAACACGGTTTGAAAGTTAAAGCCGATATGTCCAAGACATCATCCGCAAGAGAAGCCTTCGAGGAAATTGCGAGTGGAATGTATGACCAAATGAGTTTCGCTTTCACTGTTAATGCAGATGAATACGATCAGAGAACCCATAAGAGAACTATTAAGGGCTTAAAGAAACTCTATGATACAAGCTTTGTAGGTTTTCCGGCTAACCCCGGTACCGATATATCAGTTTCTACACGAGACTATTTCAACGGAGTGATTGAAATGGAAAGAGCGGAGCGACTCTTACAGGAGCAGAAACAAAGAGAACTTGAGTTGGCGAAAGCAGAACTCATAAAGAGATTAGGCTTACAGGAGGAATCAAATGAAAGCTAATGAAATGACTCTCGAACAGGTTGAAGCAAGATTAGCTGAAATAGCAGCAGAAATCCGTTCAATCGAAACTCGAGAAGAAATTGATGCTCGTACAGCAGAGTTCGAAGAAGAAGTTCGTGAACTCAATGAGCAGAAAGCAAAACTTATTGACCTGGAAGAAAGGTCAAAATTGTCACAAGAAATCCAGAACAACGAAGTAGTTCCGGAAGTAATCGAAGAAAGAAAAGAGGAAAGAAAAATGGTAGACGTAAAAGAATATCGTAATTCCGAAGAGTACATCAATGCTTTTGCAGAGTACATCAAGACAGGTAAGGCAGATGAATGCCGTGCATTGCTTACCACCAATGTCGGTGCAGCAGGCGAAGTAGCTGTTCCTGATTTTGTTTATGACATCATCAAGACAGACTGGTTAAAGAGTGGGATCCTTGCACTCGTTAAGAAAGTTTCCGTTCAGGGCAACCTTAAAGTTCAGTTTGAGCTTTCTGCAGGCGATGCAGTTATCCACAACGAAGGTTCCGGAGCAGTTTCCGAAGAAGAGCTTACACTCGGTGTTGTTACACTCATTCCTGAGTCAATCAAGAAGTGGATCTCCATTTCTGACGAAGTTCTCGACATGAGAGGTGAAGCATTCCTTCGTTATATCTATGATGAATTAACCTACAGGATCGCTAAAAAGGTTGAATCAGTTCTTATCGGAAAGATTAAAACTCTTTCAACATCTGCTTCTGAAAACGCAGTTTGTGCAAAACAGGTTAAAGCAGGTGCTGCAGTGGGTACAATCGCAACCGCACTCGGCCAGCTTAATGCTGAAGCTTCAAACCCTGTTATCGTTATGAACCCTGCAACAAAAGCAGCTTACATTAGTGCAGCTTTGAATGCTGATTATGCAGTTGATCCTTTCTGCGGTCTTAATGTAATTCTTACAAATGACCTTCCTGCAATCGGTGATGCTACTGAAAATGCTGTTTATGCAATCGTAGGTGACTTCGGTTACGGTGCATTGGCTAACTTCCCTAACGGAGATAGCATCCAGATTAAGGTTGATGATAAGACAGCTATGACAAGCGATCTTATTAAGATTCTCGGCAGAGAGTTTGTTGCAGTAGAGCCTATTGCAAACAGAGCATTCGTTAATATTACTGCTCCCGCAGTAGGATAAGGAGTTGGGTATGAAACTGTCGGTTAAAGTCGGCTTTACTGATAAGGACACATCACTCTTCCGTAATGTCGGAGAGGTAGTGGAATATCCTGAATCAAGAGCCAAAGAATTAGAAAAACGTGGCTTTGGCAAGATAATAGACGAGCCGAAGCCGACAAAGGTTGAAAAAGTCGAAGTTAAGGAAGAAAAACCCAAGACGGAGAAGAAAACAACCAAGAAAAAATAAGCCGAAAGGAGCAAGATATGGCGGACGATGTTTTATTGGAAGAAGGAGTTCAAGATGATCCTACTCCGACTCCACCAACAATTACTGATAAAGTCAAACTTGCTCTTCGTATTTCTCATACTTCTTTAGATGCAGAAATCACAGATGTAATCGCTTCGGCACGTTTGGAACTCATTCGTGCCGGAGTGCTTGAGGATTATGCGAATGGAAGCACAGAGGATGTCGAAACGGCGATTAGGACTTATGCTCTTGCGTATTACGCATCGGATGTCAAAGATGCAGACAGATACAATGAGAGCTTTTTATATCAATGCGATTGTTTAAGAAAATCGTTTGGAGAAGCAACAGATGTTCAATGACGTTATCACTTTAAAAAAAGAAACGAATACAGTTGACGAATACGGCGATACTACTCAAACATTTGCGGAGAGAACAATATTCGCAGAAGTTAAGTCCATTAGCCAAAGTGAGTTCTATCAGGCACAGGCCGTAGGGTTAAAGCCTGAAATTAAGTTTGTTATAGCAGACTTTTTGGATTACCAGGGCGAAAAGATTTTGTCTTACAAGCCTTACGGAGCATCACAGGCAGAGGATTACACAGTTCTGCGGACATTCAGGAACAAAATAAACCTTGAAATCATTTGTAAGCGAGGTATTGAATGAGTGTTCCGAAGTCGGTAACAAAAATCAATAAAAACGGTGTGACATACACTTCCAACGTAGATGCAGCACAGTATTACATTTTCGAATTAAACCGTGCAGCTCTTCGGGATGTTGCTAAATTTGTGAAGAGAACTTTTAGGGATGCCTATTACAGCCATTTTGACAAAGAGACGGGCAAAGCCGGAAGAGCAACCACATCGGCAGTTCTTTCGAATAAGGACACGAAATATCCGAGAGTGGAAATTGGTTTGAAAAAATCAACGGTTCAGGGTGTTTATGCTTACGAGCAGGAGTTTGGAACTTCCACTACTCCGAGACTCGGACTTCTTACTCATGCAGTTGAAGATAACATTCCGAAAATCATTGAAATTGAATCGAAATATTTAAGTGCTTTGAACGATGAAGCACAGGCACTTGCACTCGTTGACGAAAGAGAGCATATAGACGATGGCGAATGAAATAACCAGAACTAATGACCTTAAAAAGTTAATACAGACCAAACTGAAGACTTTGACAACGAATGTTTTCTTTGAGCAGGCGACTGATAATGCGTTATATCCGCATATCGTGTTCGGCTTTCGTGAAATAGATCTCGGAGATTTATCCAGGCAAGACTATGTTCTTGAAGTGGATGTCTGGGACAAAGGGAAGTCCACTGTTCAAGTAGACGAACTGTCAGATAAGGTTGAGGACTTGTTACAAGCTCAAAATCTTCCACAGACTCATATTCTTCCTACATTTTATAAAATAGACCGTAAATCAATTATTGATTCCGACAAAGACATTAAACATCGCTTAATCAGGTTTCAGATACAAAATTATGTGAGGTAGAAAAATGGCTACAACAAAATACATCGGAACAGGTGAAGTTGTAAGTGCAGATTTCAAGAGCATTAAATGGGCTGGCAAGACCAAAGGTGGTAAGGATGTCGTTATTGAGATTACCAATGCGATCAATAAAGGTAATATTGAGTGGACATTCGCAGAGAAGAACGATGTTGTCCCTTCTATTGAATTTGAAGCTTGCTATAACAACACAGATTATGCTTCGAACAATAATACAGAGCCGTGGAGCATTACAATTGACACTGCAACCACAGCCGGAGCAAGTGAGATTATTCTCGGTGCCGGTATCTTCTACATCAACGGAACTGCAGTTGCTTTAACTCGTGGCGGTGGTTCTTTCAATGTTGAAAGAGAATATCGTGAGATCAATGCTGATGGCGACCGTGGAGCGGTTAAAGACAGAGTTGTTATGGAATCATCCAGGGCAAAGCTCTCAATGAATGTGCTTACGATGCTGACAAAACTTTCGGATATTTACACATCTATTCAGGCATCTGTCTAATCATTTTATGGGGAGAGTTTCGGCTCTCCCTTATTTTTTTAAGGAGAACATAATGAGAAAACTACAAAATACCGATTTGTTTGCAATTGGCAGAATAATGTCAAAAGCGAATTTAAAAGATGAGATCAAAAAACTGGCTCTTTCGGAAGACAAAAATCCTGAATCGGCCGGCTTTGAATTACTTTATATTGTATTCACAAAATGCTCAAGCAAGGAAGTGGAAGAAGAAATCTTTTCGTTCCTGGCTGACATATTTGAAATGGAAATACAGACCGTCAAACAAATGGATCCAATTGAAACTTTCGAGATGCTAAAGAAGGTGGATGATTGGGATAAGTGGAAGGCGGTTTTTACATTGGCTGCCAAGTAAACGAAATGGAATTGAAGGAAATCTTACTTCGCAGATACGGCAAATATGTTTTTCCTGACATGAAGTTTGATGAGTTCATTGAATTTGTAAGTTTGGCAGTTACTAAAGAGCGAAAAGAAGAAGTCCGTGGCGAATATCTGGTACTACTTCCACTACTCATTAGAAGTGGGAAATACATGACATTCGACCAGTTCTTTGACGAACGCACAGGAGCAAATATAGATTGGCGACCTTCTGACGAGATCCTGAAGGAAGCTGAACAAATACAAGAGAGGTTCAAAAATGGCTCTTGAGATTTTCAAGTTAGTCGGCAGCGTATTTGTTGACACTGAAAAGGCTAACGAATCATTACAAAAAACTGATAAAAAGGCTTCAGGATTTGCATCCACATTAGGATCTGTAGTTGGCAAAGCTGCAGGAATGGCCACCGCAGTTGTAGGAGCAGCAACAGCCGTAGGCGGTGCCGCACTCGGAGTGGCAGACAAAGTGTCCAAGCAGACAGACGAAATTGACAAAGCATCAATCCGAATGGGAATAAGTGCCGAGTCATATCAAGAGTTGGCTTATGCCGCCGGACAATGCGGAGTTGAGATGTCTGTCATGGAAGGAGCGGCAAAAAAACTCGAAGGCACAGATTTGTCCTTTGATGATGCTATAAATCAAATCATGGATTTAGGAACGGCAGAAGAGCGAAGTGCAAAAGCCGCAGAGTTATTCGGAGAAAAAATTGCATATAATTTGAGTCCCTTAATCGAACAGTCGGGAGATGAGTTCGATGGACTTATACAAAGGGCAAATGATCTCGGATTGGTTATGAGTGGCGATGCAGTAAAAGCGGGAGTTGAGTTTGGAGATTTGCTTTCCGACATCAAGAGCATGGTTGGAAGCCTTGCAAATCAGTTTGGAACGGCATTGTTCCCGATTGTGAATGAGCTATTTAAGCAAATAATCGACTTCATGCCACAGATTCAAGAATATATGGCACAGATTGTTCCGATTCTGGTCAATTTGGTTTCGGAGATTCTTCCTATTTTATTTGAAATCATTCAAGCTTTGCTTCCTGTGGCAATTGAAATTATAGAAACAGTTCTTCCATTGGCTGTTGATATTATTCATCAGTTATTACCACTTATTCAATCATTGATTCCTTTGATTCAGCCAATATCGGGATTACTGATGGCGATTCTTGTTCCTTTGGTTCAGTTTCTCGGAGCAGTATTGCCGCCTTTGATTAGTTCGCTGACAAATATTATCAATGGTATTATGCCAGCTCTCATAAGTGTTATTGGCTTGGTGGCAGAAGGTGCAAAGGGTTATGTTGAAATGGTTCTTAATTTCATTCAACCATTCATTGATAACATAATCGATTTGTTTGATGGCTTGGCAACATTCTTCACAGGAGTTTTCACAGGAAATTGGGAAAAGGCTTGGGAAGGTATTCTCAAAATAATGAAAACCTATGTGAACGGAATCATTAGATCACTTGAAGCATTTATCAATCTGTTTGTAGATACGATAAACACTATTATTCAAGGAGCAATGAGACTTGCAAATCTTGTTCCCGGAGTCGATTTAGATACAAGTGTAACTCTTATTCCGAAGGTAAATATACCGAAACTTGCCAAAGGTGGAGTTATTACCGAAGAAGGACAGGCTATTGTCGGAGAAAAAGGAGCAGAACTTCTTACTCTTCCAAAAGGAGCATCTGTCACTCCACTTAATGATTCTGGAATTGATTATGATAAATTGGCAAATTCAATCGTCAATGCTATGAGAAACGCAGGTTTTGGCAAAATGACAGTTCCTGTTTATGTCGGAAACGATTTCCTTGAAGCAAAAGTGGTTGATGCTTTGAATACTTCATATTATAGGAGTGGTGGAAGATGAGTAGTGTTAAATTATCAACATATCCTTTAAAAATAAACGGAACGGATATTCCTTTTCCAGATAATCCTGTTCAAGAGAAGTTTGAAACACTTGAAACAGTAAATGAATCCGAAGCCGGAACCGACATTGTTCAGATAAGAAGGTTGGGAAAACTTAATTTATCCTGTTCTTATCAGTTAATGGGAAGTTGGGCAAAGTTCTTCGAAAACATATATCTTACACAAACTCCGGCAACAGTAAAGATTTGGGATTCTTACGCAGAAGCCTATTCTGAAAAGACAATGCGAATGCGAGACTTTTCAAAAACACTTATCAAAGGATCAGAAAAGATTGAGACAAGTGGAATGTGGCAGATTTCTTTCAGTTTAATCGAAATGTAGGTGCTTATGTATCAGCTCTTAACACAATCAAAAGACCAAATACAATCCTATACAATTTATGGAGACATTTCGGGGATTACATTTGATGAAGATAATGTAATCTCTGGAAGTCTCTCATTTACGAACCAATGCTGCGATATGTCTGATTTCTCTTATGGTGGAGTTTACATCGGACAAATGAAAATCAGTTTTACAGGAATAAACATTCCGAGAAATGATTGGATAGGCAAAGACATCGGAATCGGATTCACAGTAAATAATTCCACTTCAATTCCATTTGGTATTTATCGTGTTGATAGTGCGACTCATTCTGACGGAATTACGGCAATCACAGCCTATGATTATATGAGTTTGTTTGACGAACCATTAAGCATTAACACATTGGCAACAATGACGAGTGCTTATGATTTGCTCAAATATGCCTGTGATAATTGCGGAATAATCCTTGCCAATACCAGAGCCGAGATTGAAGCCATGCCGAATGGAAGCGAAGCATTCTATTTTACGGCAGATAATGACATCGAGAATTATCGAGACTTGATTCATTGGGTTGCTCAAACTCTTACGGCATTTGCCACAATGAACAGGGAAGGGAAGTTAGAACTTCGGACATTCCATAAAACTGTCGATGATACCATCGGAACAGCCGTAAGGTTCAAAACTTCCAAATACGGAGATGAAGTTTGCAATTATACGGCATTCTCGGTAAATGACATCGAAGAAGGAGCAGAGATTTATTATGCAAAAACTCCCGATGATGGAAGAACGATGCCTTTTGGTTCGAATCCTTTTATTCAAGGAACAAATGCTTCCAGATTCACTTCTGATGTTCTTTCGGCATTTTCAAACCTTGCATTCACTCCTTGCGAAGTGGATATTCCCTTCGGTGGACATTATGATCTCGGAGATGTTTTATCCTTCCCTAATGGAAGTGGTTCAAGTACGAACAAATTCATTGTTGCTTATTATTCTTGGACATTTGGTGGAACATATAAAATCAAATCAATTCCGGCATCAAAAACAGGAAAGAGCAAAGCCGAGAAAAGTATTACTTCGATGCAAAGGAAAACATCGGGAGACAAGATTCAATACTATGTTTTATCCAATCTCTCCGACATTGATGTTGCCGATGGTGGAAAAGAGCGAATCATCGAACTTCGATTTCAGACAACGAAGCCATCAATAGTGGTATTCCAAGCCGAGATTCTTTGCGATGTAGAAACCACAGTTAGTGGAGTGGTTTATGATGATTGCCGAATCAAAGTCACTTACGAAATCGACAGTACAGAGCTGACGGATTATTATCCGTTAGAAACATTGCAAGACGGACAGCATCTCTTGCATCTGGTTAAGTTTTTAAGAATAAACGAAGAAACTAATATTCGTTTGTTTGAAGTTTATCTTGAAGCAGATGGTGGTTCGGTACATATCGAAACTCAATCGTTAAATGGTTGTCTTTACGGACAGAATCTTTATGCTTCAAATGATTGGGGCGGCATCTTACAGCCGGAAGATGAAGCCGAAGATTTTGAACTTCCTGTTCTTATATTTGGAAGTGTTAATGATGTTGTATCAATCAATGGTGGACAGATTGTTTCCGAAACAAGAATTACAGAAAACGGAAATACAAGAATTACCGAAAGTGGAGATACAAGAGTGACGGAAGGAGTTTAAGATGGCAGATATAAAAATAAGTGATATGCTCTCGGCAAGTGTAATTGATTCGGGAGATTATATTGAACTTTCACAAAATGTTGGTGGTTCACAAACAAGCACAAAAACAACAATCGGAGATTTGGCATCAGCCGTAATGAATTTATCGTTTGTTGAAGTGACAGATACATTGGCTATTGGAGCAACAAGCCTTACATTGCAAGATGCTTCAATAACATCAAACTCCACAATTGATATTTACACAGATACTTTTGGTGTGAATCCAACAAATGTCTCGGTTACAACAGGACAGATAGTTTTAACATTTGAAGCACAGGCAAACGCAGTAAATGTGAAAGCGAGGATTTCATAATGGCTTATATCAGATGTATTGGAAACAATGGTGGTGGAAGTTCAACAGAAGCAACAGGAAGTTTCATAAGTGGTTCGACTTCACAACAAAAAGTTGAAATAAACTGTGGGTTTAAGCCGGATTATGTTGAAGTAATAATGGAATTTGGCAATGGCTATACTTACGCCAATGCCTATATGGAATCCAGAGGAGAATACGGAAAATCTTTTTGGGATTTAAGACCGATTGAAGGTGCTTGTTATGAAATAACACTTGGATCAGAGAACGGAGAAACCGGCATTTCAGATATTACAAACACAGGCTTTAAATATAGAGTAAATGGTGGAAACACACAAAATAAGCCTTGTACTTATAGAGCTATAAAGTTTAATTAAGGAGAAAACTGATGATTCATGGACATACAAGAATTGTATTGAGAAATCCTATAAGCAATAACATCATAAAAGACATTGAAAGCGAAAACACATTTCAAGGAAGCATTATCTCGGAAGGATTAAGGAATCTCGGATATGCAGATGCTTCTCCTTTTAGCCATTTGACCGATAAATCTGTTCCGGCATTTGCCGAGATCGTGGGTGGAATCCTTCTTTTTAGAGATAAAGTCGAAGGAAATGATACTCAATTTATGAATAGTGGTAATCAGATGATTGGCAATGGTGCTTACGATGTCACTAATGCTTCCGAACCTAATGAACTTGGTTCGTACAATTCAAATGAAAGTATTATTACTCCTACAAGCATTACGCAAGTGTATGATTGGACAACATCACAGGCAAACGGAACAATCGGAAGTGTATGCCTTACATCGAGATTAGGTGGTTACATAGGATATGGAAACTCCAACGATAAACAGGCTTCAACACTTTGGGGATTGAGCAAAAACTCTGGACTTCAAAACATTGTTCCCCAAGCCGATGCCAATATGAATGGAAACAATGTTGTTTGCAATGGTGCATTTTATAACTTTGAAATGACCGATACCACAACATTGACAGTAAAGAAGTGGAGAGTTCCTTTAAAGAATGCTTCCGTATTTGATGGCTTGAAGGAGACTAAAACGATTGATGTTTCAGCTCTTCATTATTCATCAATGGGAACAACTTTCGGAGTTTCGGCTTCAAACGGCAAGATTTATCTTTCAGTAAATGGATTGCTTACTTTTGGAACAACATATCTCTGGGAATACGATACGGCAACAGAAACCATTACCGAAAAGACAATTACGAATGCCAATAATTTGAGTGTTTATGGAATCTATGTCGCACAACAGAAGATTTTTGTGTTTGCTCAAAACGGAGACATTCTTGTTTATAATCTCGATGGTTCTCTTTATGATACCATTTTGCATGGTTCAATCGGTGGTGGATTTTCTAATTGCTATGCAGGGGAGTTCGGAAATCAAGTTCTGATAAATTGGTATAAAACAACAGGAGTTCCAAGACAGACTTGGATTTATGATGTTTCAGCCAAAACAATGAGACTTACAAACGCATCTGATTTCTTTGGTTCTAATATTCAGAATCAGCCATTGATAATGGAAGGAACATCAAAGGCATTAACATTCGTTACGGCTTCTGGTGTAATTCTTACCTTTGCCGGAGCATACGCAATCAACAATCCGTTATACTTGGCAACAATAAACAATCTTCCAACTCCTGTCATAAAAGATGTAACGATGTCAATGAAGATATTCTATAAATTGGAGAAAGCATAATGTCTTTAATCGAATACAATGGAGAATCTAAAGTTATAAAACGGATTTGTGAACTACTCGACACGATGAGTGGAATCAATTTCGAAGTTGTCCAGACCTTGCCATTGGTAGACATCTCGACAAGCACGATTTACCTTGTGCCGAAGCAGACTGCCGAAGTGGACAATATATATGATGAGTACATCAACACAGATGGCACTTCGCAAGGTTGGGAACTTATCGGCACTACGGAAATAGACTTAACTAATTATGTTCAGTTTTCCGATTTGTCAACAGTTGCAACAAGTGGCGATTATGATGATTTGATAGACAAGCCGACAATTCCGACAGTAAATAACGGAACTTTGACAATTCAGTTAAACGGAACTACTGAACAAACCTTTACGGCAAATTCAAGTTCTAATAAAACGGCAAATATTAAAGCAGTTGACTGGAAGTCAAACGGGGAAATCGGTGCAAAAAACTTTAATTTATACCCATATAATCAAAGCACACGAACCGACAACGGCGTGACATTTACAGTAAACGAAGATGGAAGCATAACAACAAGCGGAACGGCATCAGCTACAACAAACGCAGTTTTTTTATGCCATTCAAGAACAAAAGGGACTGCACAAGAGTTAATCATAAAAAACGGTAAATATATTTTAAGCGGGTGCCCAAGTGGCGGAGCATTAAATAAATACTATATAGGATGCGGCCGAACACACAACAGCGCTTTTGAATCGTTAGCAATAGACATGGGAAGCGAAATCGAATTCACATTAAATGGGGACGATTATTCAAACGACGAAGTCGTTTTGCAAGTTGCCATTACTATTTATAGAGGTAATAATGCTGACGGTTTAACATTCAAACCGATGCTGCGACTTGCGAGCGATTCGGACACAACGTGGCAACCATACGCAAAAACAAACAAAGAATTAACACAAGACGATATAAAAAACACAAATCGACTGGGTGAAATTTCCGAACGCTCATGTCTTGTCGGACAAGGCGGAAATACAAGCGCAAATCCATATTTTAAAATTGCCAGCATGGACATGACGGGAGCAGCAAATCAAGACTACGTGGCAACTTTTTTTGTTACGGATTCAATCGGCACGGACAATAAATGCGGAATTTTAAGGGTGCATATAAGAACGGCATCAGATAAAACAATTGACACATCAGGAAGAACAAAAATCGAATGGCTTGTAAATAACGGGTATGACCCGGACGAATTCATGCTGGTGTTTCCCTCGACAGCGTCTCCGACGGTTGAACTTTGGACGGCCATTCCGTATGCATATATAGGCCGAAGATTTACCATCGTGGGAGAAGGACGACAAAATGCCGCATTTTTGCCTTTTTGGACTTTATACAATAATTACGGAACCGGGCAGGCAAACGTGACGGCAAATACTACGGTTTTATATAGCACTTCAAATCAAAATAATTTTTTAAAAACACAAAATTTAAACGATGTTTTCGGAGTAGGATTTTATACGGGTATAAACGGAAACACCTGCACGAACAAACCGTCAGGAGTTGGACAGTTTGGACTTGTAGTTGTCAGAACGGCAACGTCCGGCACTGGAAAATATTACAAACAAGCATTAACAAAAGCAGACGGGACAGAGTATGTCAGATATTGCGTAAATAATGTTTGGGGAAATTGGACGCAGCTATAAAGTAAAAAAACGCTGACGGCGATCCTCAAGAGAAGCGTTCCCAGAACGGCGGAACCTATACGTTGCAGGTGACGGTTGACAGCAACGGAGGGTTAGTTTTAAACTGGGTATAAGAGGAGCAGCGGAGGAAAATCGGAATGAATACATTCGAGTTAATAATCGTAATATCTGCGGGAGTTTTGACGATTTTTAATCTCATGGACAAACTCGTGGGTTACGCAAAAAAAGTCAAGGAACCGACGGACAGCTTGTCGGAGAGAGTCTCGACAATAGAAAAGCGGATGGAAATCGAATACAAGGCCCTTTTTGCAGATTACGAGCTCCGATTCCGTCGAGATCTCAATCGAATAGAAGCAATAGAAGAGGGCAACAGAACAACGCAAAAAGCGATTCTGGCCCTTTTGACGCATTCAATCGACGGGAACAACCTCGAGGAAATGAAAAAAGCCAAAAAGGCGCTGGAGGAGTATCTCATCAATAAATAAAAGGAGGTATAAATCATGGTATTACCACAACGAGCTTATGAAATCATCAGGTGGGTGGTTGCGATCGTCATTCCGGCCGCAATAACGCTTTATGGAGTAATCGGCCAGACGTGCGACATTCCTCACACGGGGACGGTTCTCACCATAGCAGGAGCGGTGGACGTTTTCCTCGGGACGATTTTCGGCATCAGTAAAATTTCATACGACAGAAGGGAAAAGGCAAATGATATCGAAAAACCCTAAACAAATCATGGACGAGGAGCAATTCATCGGCCGCCTGCAGGCCCTCGCAAACCGAAAAACGTTTTATAAAAATAAATATCCATATAATTTATGCTATATAAACAACGACACCAGAACGAGCGCCGATTGCGTCAACCTATTAAAAGCGGTTTTAAACGGTTATAATATATATAACAACGCCCGGGGATATTTTCAAAAAGATTTATCAAATACAGGCGATTGCACAGAAGCCGAACTCTTGGCACAATGTGAAGATGTCTCAAGCGATTTTACGAAGCTCGGAAGCAGAGCCATGATTCTATATATGAAAGGACACATTGGAGTTTATCTCGGAAAGATTGTCTCCGAAAAATACAATGTGATTGAATGCACAGTGTCCTTCGGTGGCGGTGTGGTTTATTCTTGGGTTGATGCAGATGGCACAAGGAGAAACGAAAAAGGCGGTTATAAAGCGAAGAAGTGGACTCATTATGGCTTACCTTCCAAATGGGTTGCTTTCAATGGCTTGGGTTATGAACCGAGTCCGATTCCACTTCCGAAGGATGATAAGTCGAAAGATCAGAACATATACATTGTCCAAAAAGGCGATACATTGTCGAGAATCGCTTCGAAGCATGGCTTATCGCTCAAACAGATTTTAGAGCTTAACCCGGAAATCACGAATCCCAATCTCATCCAGATAGGACAGAGAATAAGAGTTCGATAAATCCATTATAGCCCCCTTTATACATTTTTTCACAAAAAGAGAGTCGCTGTCTTATCTTCCCGGCGGCTCTTTTTTTTTTGTTGTGCGGGTTTTATACCCTTATTAGTTTTAGATCATATTTTCAGGACTAATTTAGGACTAAAATATCTATCGATAGGACTAATTTATATCGTTTTATCAGATAATTCCCAAAAAATAAAAGTCCTCGAAATGCTTTATTTCAGGGACTTTGTTGATATTCCGGGATTTCCGGACAACTGCCGGCGGCGGGACTTGAACCTTACAAGTAGAGCCTACAAACCGCTTAAATACAGCACTCCACAAAATGCCAGGACTAAATAGGACTAAAATTATATTAAATTCCCTATCAAATCTGCTGCCATATTCTTGGCTTTTTCCATTTCCATTTCATGTTGATAAATCTTTTTGAGAGTATAATCGGACTTCCATCCGCCCAGAGCTTCTATCTGCTTGTCAGAAAATCCTTGCTCGTGTAAATATGAAGCAAAGAAGTGTCGAAGCTTGTGGAATGGGAACCGATGTATTCCGAGTGACATTTGAACTCGCTGCAGCTTCCAGTATAAAGAATGTGGAGTGCAGGGACACGCACCGTTTGTTCTGATAAGTTCCGCTACATATTCAGGAACAACAATTTGCCTGGTCGATTTATCGGTCTTGGTTATATGTTTAAGTGTCCACTCGTTATTTTCGTTTAGCACAAGAGCTTTATTAATGGACAGGACATTGCCGTTTAAATCTTCCGGAGCCAATGCACAGATTTCAGAACGGCGAAGGCCAAGAGTTCCGAGAATAAACGGTACTTCGTATTTTGTTCCTTTGACTTCTGTCAGAATCCTTTGTATGTCTTCCTGGGACGGAATATATTCTTCTTTGTTTTCTTTCCGTGGAAGTGTGGGAGATTTCAAGTCTAAACCATAAAAAGAACAAACTGACATCACAAAACCGCTCAAATTTCGCACAGTTTTCGCAGAGTATGTATTTGCCGCCTTATTGATTAAAGACTGAATACGGGGCAAATTTATGCGTTCTATGGGTATATCTGCGAAGTCTGACGGGATTTGGCATTTTAAAATAGTTCTATATCCACGGATTGATGATGGAGACAGAACATTTGTCTTTGAATCTATATATTTTTCTGCAGCTATTCCGAACGGAGTCTTATCAGAAATACCGGTCATTTTCTTTTGAATCAGACGAGTCGCTTCCTTTGTGGTGGGCTTGTGGTCGACCGTAATGGAAACAGTTTTTCCATCTTGCATTTCACGGATCCGATAATTCCCGGAAGGTCTTAAATCGATCGTCATTTGTCAGATTCTCCATACATATAAGAAATCGTTTTTTTATAATAAGTAGCCAATCTATAAAGAGTGTCTGCATCAGGAAGACTCTTTCCACCTTCCCAAGATGCAACTGTGGTTTTCTTTTTATCCACAAGTTCTCCGACTTCGGTTTGCGTAAGTCCTTTTTCTTTGCGACATTCAATCAATCTATTTTGAATTGTCTTTCTTATTTCCTTTTCATTTACTTCCATCATTCAAATCTCCTTTCAGTTATTAGTAATAATTATATCGTAAAAATACGAAAAAAATAAACTTTATTTTAAAAATATTATTGACAGTACGAAAAAATCGAACTAATATATAAACAGGTTCGAAAGTTTCGAACAAATATTAAGAAAGGAGTTAGAGCATGATTGGACAAAGAATTAAGAAATATCTTGACGAAAGAGGAATCAAGCAAACCTTCCTTGCTCAACAGACAGGTCTTACAGATCAGATTATCTCTGATATATGCAACCGTGATAGAAAAGTTGAAGCAATGGAATATTTCAAAATTTGTAAAGCTCTTGATGTTCCACTTGAAACTTTTTACGAGGAATAAAAAAAGAAACCCGGTATTGCAGTACCGAGCTTCAAATCGAGGTTTTATTGAGTAGTTTATTGTGTACGAAAGGAGTACAAATCTATGAATATTATACAAAATTTCTTTGAAATATTCAACTTTCGCTTTTGGCTTTTTCTGTTTGAATTGTTTTACATTCCTGTAGGCCTTTGTATAGGTGGACTTATCTGGGAAGCAAAGCAGAAAAGGAGCAAAGATGAAGTTCAATAAAGTTTCCCAGGACTACAAAAAACTAAATATGGTTATCCGTGAAGAGATGCGGTGCCAGAAGATAAGTCAATCAAATTTGGCTTACAGGCTTAATCTCGGTCAATCAAGTATTTCGGAGAAGCTTGCAGGAAAAACGGAGTGGACAGTTTGGGAAATGATGAATGTTTTTGAAATATTAGGAATTACTTTTGATTACAGAAAGGAGTCAAACGATGGCATTAATGAATTGTGAAATATACGTTCTTAACAGGCTGCAGAAGCTTGAAGAAGAAAATGAGAATTTAAAGGAGAATCTTCAGGAATTAACAAAGACTGCAGAGGAATTAAAAAAATTAAAGGAAACCCTTATTAAACAAGGCCAAATCAAGACATATTCATATTCCGGAAAGCAGTACATCTACATCGGTTCGATAGAATGTGATTCTTACAATAGAGAGGAAAGAGATGCTTTTGATTTCTTGACTTCAATTATAGATTTCAAGAACGAAGAAGATCAGGAAGAGAATCAGGAAGAAGTTAAGGAAGGAGATCAAGCGAATGACGATATTTGAACTTGATAATTCCATCGGTTCTATTCTGAACAAAATCGATGAACTTGTGGATATGGAAACTGGAGAGATTACGGATGTCGATGCTTTTGAAGTTTTGAAGTCCGAACTTGATTCCCTGGGAGAAGTAAGGGATAAGAAAATATCGAACGTGGCTTGTTGGTATAAGCAGCTTATAGCAGATGCCGAAGCCATCAAAGCAGAAAAGCAGAATCTCGAAAAGAGACAGAAATATTGCGAAAACAAAGCGGAGTCTCTGAAAAAATACCTGGCTTATGCTCTGAACGGTGAGTCTTTTAAGGATTCCAGAGTAAGTATTTCATATAGGAAATCCGAAGGCATTCACTTTGACGATAACTTCGACATTCAGACACTTCCGAAAGAGTATCTCAAAATTACCCTGGATGCCAAGAAAACAGAGATTAAGAATGCTATCAAAAGCGGAAATACATTCGAGGGTATTTCGTTAGTTAGCAAGAGCAATATTCAGATTAAATGAAAGGAGACAATAATATGGGAATTCCTGTCCTTATTTTAGGTGAGTCTGGCTCCGGCAAGACTCATTCCATTAAAAATTTTAATGTTGACGAAGTCGGTATCTTTTCGGTGGAGAAGAACAGACTTCCTTTCCGAGACAAAGAGTTTAAGGTAGCAAAACAAGCAACCTATGAATCTATCATCAGAAGTCTTAAAAAGGCAAATTTAAAGGCCTACGTCATTGACGATTCACAATATCTTATGGTTAACGAAATGTTCGAGAGAGCAAAAGAAACGGGCTATCAGAAGTTTACAGACATCGCTCTCCACTTCCGAAGCCTTATCAATGTTATTAACCGTAATACTCCGGACGATGTGGTTGTGTATTTTCTCCACCACACAGAGACAGATTCAAACACAGGAAAGGAAAAGGCAAAGACGGTCGGCAAGATGCTTGACAATCAATTGACCGTGGAAGGCTGTTTTGATGTTGTTCTTTTCACTTCCATTGAATCAGGGAACCACTATTTTATTACCCAGAGTGACGGATTTACCACAGCCAAGTCACCGGAAGGAATGTTTTCAGACATAAAGATTCCGAACGATCTTAAATTGGTCGACACGGCAATTCGTGAGTTCTGGAATTTGGATTCAGTAGAAAAGGAAGAATCAGATGAATGAAATTAAGGCTATAAACACCACTTACAACGGATATAAATTCCGCAGCAGAGCCGAAGCTCGTTGGGCTGTTTTGTTTGATGCCTTAAATATCAAATATTTCTATGAACCTGAAGGATTTGAACTTTCGAACGGAATGTTCTATTTACCTGACTTTTATCTTCCTGAAACTGATTCATTCTTTGAAGTTAAAGGAATACTTGAAGAATTAGACAAACAGAAGATTGAACAGATTTCGGAAGATTTAAAGCGGGCAATAACAATTGGTTATCCTGACATGACGTTTGAAGCATCGTCAAATTATGGCGAAGGAGATTGGATGTTGACTTCCAAAGCTGAATCCTGGCTCTGCAGATGCCGTAAATGTGGAAAGTATTTTTTCATAGGCAATCAAGGAAGTTGGGCTTGTACCAATACAGAATGCGGATTTTATGATGGAGATAATACATCAGCCGAGACTTACTTCGGAGACGGTGATTATTGGGCTGTTTCCACAACTTCTGAAATCTATAAGGCATTTAATACGGCAAAACAAGCTCGATTCGAGCATGGCGAAACAGTTAACTTAAAACCATTTTAAAGGAGGAAAAAGAAAAATGGCACAGATACTTGATTTAAGTTCCACTTACACACAGAAAGAGGTTGAGCAGGCAGTCAATGCCGAAAACGAGTTCGAGAGCATAGAACCGGGCGGATATGAATGCAAAATCGTGGATGCAATTCTCAATTCCGAGAAGAAGTACATCGAGCTTGATCTCGACATCACAGAAGGAAAATTTGAAGGTTATTTCCAGAAGCTCGAAGACAGAGCAGGGTTCTGGGGATTGAAATACTTCATGTCTTATAAGGACACCGTAAAAGGGAAGTTCTTCAAAACCTGCACTTCCATCAATGAATCGAATCCTAATTATAACTTCAATCCGTTAAACGGCGGCGGAGCCGATGTGGATTCCTTAATCGGAAAGAAGATCGGTGTGGTTGTCGGATTGGAAGAGTATAAGTCCAAAGCAGGCGAAATCAGAACAAAAGCAGTGGTTTCCAACGTCAAAAGAATCGTTGACATCGCTAATGGCAAATTTAAGATTCCTGAATTAAAGAAGTTAGAAGAATCATCAAATTCTGAGGATGAGTTTATGAAATTGGATCCCGGTGCAAGCGAAGATGCTCCGTTCTAATGGTTTTAATTGAAGACACTCGGCAGCAGAACGGTAAACATGATTTAAAGCACAGGAAGTTCGAAGAATTGGGAGTTCAGGTTGTTCGTTGTTCACTTCCGTTCGGAGATTATGCAATTGCTCCACAAATCTCGATTGATACCAAGCGAAACATGGAAGAGATTGCACAGAACCTGACAATAGATCATGACCGTTTCCGCCGGGAGTGTGAAAGAGCGAAAGAAGCGGAATGTTTGTTATACATCCTTATTGAGACAGAATGGGACATTTATTCGGTCGAGGATGTTCATAAATGGCAAAATCCACGTTCTCCATTATCCACGAAAGCTATAACCGGAGCGAAGTTGGAGAAAATAATGCAGACAATGGAAAGACGTTACAACGTCCGCTTCTGCTTCTGCAGACCAGATAAATCAGCAGAATTTATTATAAAAATCTTATCAGGGGAAATTTGACATGGCGAAAAATAACGAAATCTTAAAAGCTGCTTTGAAATATGCCGACAAAGGATGGGCGGTTTTCCCTGTTTCAAAAGACAAGAATCCACTCGTTAAAAACGGGTTTAAGGATGCCACCACAGACAAAGAGACAATAAAAAAATGGTTTTCTTATTATACAGGAGCAAATATCGGTATTGCGACCGGTCAAGTGTCAGGCGGATTAATCGTTATTGATGTGGATATTGACGAAAACGAAGGCAAGTTCGGAGATGAATCTCTTGAAGCCTGGCTTGATGAAAACGATTGTTATTTTCCGGATACATTGACCGCAACCACAGGCCGTGGCGGAAAACATTATTATTTCCACAGCTCTGTACCCTTTGGCTGCAAAGTCGGAGCAATTGAAAATGTGGATATAAGAGGGGACGGTGGATATGTTGTAGTTCCGCCTTCCATACATAAGAACGGAATGTATTACAAATGGGATGATGAAGACGAAGAGATTGCTTCCGTAGATCATGAACCTGATGTGCAGTTTTTCCTGTATGAAAGCTTTAAGAATACGGTTTCCGATAAAGATAAGTTTGAAATTCCCAAAGAAGCGGGCAAAGGCTCCAGAAATGACACGTTATTTAAGATTGCCGCTTCATTTCAAAGTCAGGGAATGGATAATGAATCAATATTTGCATCGGTCAAAGCCTATAATTTGGCAAATTGTAAACCGCCACTTTCGGACGAGGAAGTCAATAAAATCATCAAATCTGTGGTAAATCGATATGAAAAAGGCACTAAACAGGTCGAAGTTCCAAAGGATTTAGGCAAAACAAAGGCATCCACAAAAAGAAAACTCAAAAAAGGCAGCGAATTGATGCAAAAAGAGATTCCTGAACCGATTGTTTATGTCGGAATTGGACGTGAGGATCCTATTCTTGTCGAGGGAACGTGTATTTTGTCGGCAAAACCTAAACTTGGGAAATCTTGGTTTGTTTTGGGGATGTGTTTGGCAATATGTAACGGCGAAGATTTTCTCGGATATAAGACCAAAAAATGCAGTTGTTTGTATTTGGACTTGGAAACTTCCGAATCCATTCAGAAGAAAAGACTTATCAAAGCATCTGCAGGAGAGCCGATTCCGGACAATTTTTATCTTGATACGGAAACAGATAATCTTGAAAACGGATTTGTTGACCAGATAAACAACTATCTGGAGCAGGATCCTGACATCGGAGTTGTGGTTGTGGACGTATTTCAGATAATTCGGTCGAGACAGGATGCGAAAAACAAAGAGAATGAATACCAACACGCATATCGAGACATTACTCCATTAAACAATCTGGCAATGGAAAAGCATATTTCAATAATTCTTGTGTGTCATGACCGAAAAATGGTAGATGAGAACGATCCATTCTCCAACATCCTCGGAAGTACCGGCTTGCAGGGTGCAGTTTCACAGATGATAGTAATGTTCCAAAAAACAAAAGATGATCCTATTACTGTGGCCATAAAGGGCAAAACTATCGATGCACAGCCGATTATTTACACCAAACTTTCCGAAGGACAATGGGAATTGACTTCCAATGATTCGGCGGAAATGGCGAGTATACGAAAACGAGAAGAGTTTTTTAAGAGCGACATCCGAATCGGAATCGTAAAAATTGCCGAAGAAGGAGACTTCAAAGGAACTTGTACGGAGATAATCTTCAAATCAGCTTCCATTTATCCTATTCTGGCAGATGCTCAAAAGGTCGGCGGGTTTTTAAACAAATTTGCTCCATATTTAAAAGAATACGATCAAGTTTTGGTGGACAAAATCTTAAATGGAACAGGCTCGAAAATTTATAAACTACATAAAATATCAATAAAAGGTATTGATAGTATTGATGAAGGTATTGATGTAAGTATCAGAAAACAAGGATTTACGGGCATTATCTAAAAAAAAAGACCTTACTATTTATTACATATAAGGTATTGATGAGGTATTGATTTATCAATACTATCAATACCTATCAATACCTATATTATATAATTCTACTTTTTTATGAAAGGAGTAAACATGGACATAGAACAAGGTCAGAAGTGGTTGACCAGAGCAAGAACACTCGATTTGAAAATCCGAGAGAAAATTTATCTGATTGAAGCACTTTATACCTGCTGCGGATTGCAGGGCATATCTTATGACAAAATTTCGGTGGTTTCATCTCCAGATAACAAGCTCGAGCGAATCATGGCCGACATTGACAAAGAACAAAGAGAGTTAGTCAAACTTCGACAAAAAAAAGAGATCGTTTTAAGGGAAATCGTTCAGACCATAAACACTCTGGATGAATGCCCGGAAAGAACAATTTTATATGGGTATTATGTCGGATGTGAGGAAATGGAGAAGATTTCCGAAGAAATTGGGTACGAATTGAGTTATTGTTATCGATTGAAAAAGAGAGGAATTGAGATGTTATGAAAGAAGGAGAATGGCTTGAGACTAAAGATGGAAAGATAATCGAAGTCCATTCCGTAGATAAATGGTTTGTAGAAGGCAGAGAAATCATTGAAAAAGAGCCGGAGTTGAAATACGGTGAGTGGGTTTGCCTGGAACATGACGAATTTGTTCCCGATGAACCTGACGAAACCGAAGATGATATGTCATGGATCTTTGTGGAGTTCTCTATGCAGGGAAAGCCGGGGTTTAAAGATGATGGGCGAAGCGATTAATCGATTATTTGAAAGCCAGTTAGCATGGCAAATTGACAACGGAGTTTTCTATTTAACGGGAAGGGATGTTGCTTGTACGATTGCCGGAGTGTGCATCGGAATAATATTTGCCTATCTCATACAATATGCCAAGTGGTTGGAGAGTGAATGGAAAGAACAGCATAAATGGCGAAAGAAAAGACGGATGGACAAAGCCAGAAAGGAAAAGCAATGTTAGATTATGAATTTAAAGTAAAAGTGAATAATGTCAGCCAATTGAGCGGATACCCTAACAAATTTATTGTGGCAAGGCTTATTAATGGCGAATTGTGGTATTTCGGAGTATATGAAACCGAAGAGAGAGCTAATGAAGTTCGAAGTGAACTTGAGAACGGAATCGTTTTGAAAGGAGTATAAATGAGCAAAATGAGTGATTTACAATTACAAGTTTCGGAAGCATCCGAGCAGATATGTGATAAGCTCTGCAAATACTGCGACAATGACTATATTCGAAATGGCGGAAAGTCGTGCCAGGAATATTGTTCCGAGATGCCGAACGAAGATTGTGAATTAAGAAAATTATTAAAGGCGGTGGGAATATGTTAACTGAAGGATTAAGAATTAAGACTTATCCGGACACGGACATCGATGCTTATGTTCGATGGATCCGTGATGAAGGATTCCGAGTATCCATTTATAGAGATGCAATTGTTGTCGGACAAAAGTATAAGTCCAGACAGGTTGATGTCAGAGCTTATTCAAAAGAGCTTCGTAAAAGACGAATAGCTGCAGGATTTACCGAGATAACATTTGCCAACGCACTGGGAGTTAGTCAGCAGTCTGTCAGAGATTGGGAAGCAGGCAGAAGAATGCCGAGTTATTTTAACAGACAGATTATCGAGGAAGTATTCAGAAGGGAGAAGGTATGAGCGATTTTTCGAGAGATGCAGATGAATGGAAGTGTTCTATTTGTGGAAATACTTATTTTGCGACCACAGATCGTGAATACTGCGATGCTTGTGCAAGAATAATTTATAGAAAAGACCAGGGAAATTTCTTAACAAAGGTCGAGGATAAAAGAATTTGGGTGGTTGAGGATGCCAAGTATTCCAGAATCGTGTTCAAAGGAACAAAGTTAGAGTGTGATGAATGGGCGGACGAAAAGAAGGATGGACGAATCTATATTATCAGGGAAGGAGCGGACGATGCTAAATGTCGGAGATACGATTGAGTGTGCAGACAGGAACGATGCTGTTGATACGATGATGGAATTGGCCGAGAACGGCATCGAAACGGACTTCCTGTATGAGAAGGACGGAAAACGAGGTTTATGGTTAATTATTGAGGGTATAGAAGATGAAACAAATGACATTGAATGATTTAATTCAAGAAGAACCTGAACAACCAAAAGAACAAAAGGACTTTTCTAATATCAAAGAATTTGCCGAATATGTTGGCAAATGTGAGTTTTGCGATTGGGGAACAGACGAGCGAACTTGTCAATGGAGTGTCAAGAACGAGAGTCGTTATTCATACAAGCATTGCGAAAATGGCTCATTCTGGAAACCTGATGCGTTATCAATTCCGAAATTGTGTGGTTCGTGTAAATATGCAAATTCTTTTGTTTATGAAGGCGAAGATATTTATCATCCAATCGAAGAGTCGAATATTTATTGCACAAGAGAAGATGGAAGTGTTAACAGACAACGGCCGTTTATAAATTTTTGTCAAGAAGGCTTCGGAGTTGGCTATTGGCACAGGCAACACGAATGGGATACTTGCGATGCTTGGGAACTTAATCCGTTTTGGGGACATAAGTTAGTAAAGGGGAGATTGGAAGAATGCAAATGACACTCGACAAACTTTATCCAATGCCGTGTCCCTTCCAGATCGGAGATATAATTTACAATCACAGATTTGACCAAAGCGGTTATATAATCCGAGTTTATGGAGAGTGGTTCGATTATCAACTAAACGGAACAAAGGGAATTATCGGAGTAAGATATTCCACGGCAAGGGATTGTATTTTGACCGGCAGACTAAAAGACGAACAAATGATTCGTGAACTTGAAGAAAATGCGAAGATCTTTTTTAGGAGAATAAGACCAAATGATTAAATTAAGCATAATAATTCCATACTACAATACCGAAGCCATGACGGACGAGCTTCTTGGAATCCTGGAACGGCAAGTGACAAGAGAATGTGAAATCATACTTATTGACGATGGTTCAATGTTGCCTTATGTTCCGTATCAGGACTCTGAAACCGTAAAAGTCTATCGACAGGAAAACAAAGGTGTGTCTGCTGCCAGAAACAATGGTTTGAAACGTGCAAAGGGCGAATATATTGTATTTATCGATTCAGACGATTTGGTGACAGACGATTATATTGAGCAAATCTTCCAAGCCATCGCATCGAATCCAGACACGGTCTTCATTTCGTGGAGAAGTTTAGACAGGCGGCTCGGCAAAGTGATCCAGAACGAATCAGACGAATTTAATCCGTGGAATAGGTGTGTATGGAACCGAGTTTTCAAAAAGACTTATATCAAAGGTCTTAAATTTGATGAATCTTTAATGGTTGCCGAGGACGATGATTTTTTAAAGCATCTACCAGAGCCAAAGTCCAAGACTTATATCCCAAAGCAAATATATTTATATCGTGCAGGGCGGCCGGACGGACTAACTCAAAGGAAAATCAACGGGGACTTCCTTCCAGACGGTCGAGCCAAACCGGAAAAGCCAAGAATAAAAACTCAAGTAGTTGTCTACTGTGCAAATATGCAGAAAATTGGCGGAATTGAAACGTGGTTGTTCTACTGGTGTCAAAATATGAAGGACGATTATGACATTATGATCGTATTCCGGGACAACATGGACGGAAGGCAAATTGCAAGATTGTCCAAAATCGTCAGAGTTTACAAGCTTATGAACGTGGGAATTGATTGCGAAGTTTTGATTAATACTCGCATAACTGACGAGATTCCCAAACAAATCAGAGCCAAGAGAATAATCCAAATGGTACATGGCTGTTATTCGGCACTATTCTGCTGTGACATTCAACCGAATCGAGATACAGTGGTTTGCGTTTCAGAAGTTGTGGCAAAATCTTACACGAATCTTAAAGATTATAAGGTTATTCATAATTTTATATCGACCGAAGAGCCAAAGCCATGCTTATTCCTAATCACTGCTTCGAGATTTACCAGGGAAAAAGGCGGAAAGCGAATGTTAAAATTGGCCTCTGCTTTAAAAAAAGCCGAGATACCGTTTATATGGTTTGTCTTCTCGCATCAGGACACAGAGCTTGTGGAAGGAATGATTAAGATGCCTGAAACGATGGATGTCAGAAGTTTTATCCAGAAGTGTGATTATTTAGTTCAGTTGTCTGACTCCGAAGGGTTTGGCTATTCGATTGTGGAAGCTTTGGAAATGGGAATTCCGGTCATAACAACACCGGTCGAAGTATTGGAAGAGTTAAAATTCCGAGATGGAACAGACGGTTACATTGTTCCGTTCGATATGGCGGACATTCAACCTGAACGATTTTTGACCATTCCGACAATGACTAAGTATTCAGGAACCAACAACGAAACCATTCGTAAACAATGGAAGCAGCTTATCGGACGAATGAAACCAACACATTCTTATACAACTGAAAATGCGATGATTCAAATTCAACTACTCGAAAATGTCGGAGATCTTGAACTCGGCCGAGAGTTGAAACAGGGCGAAGAGGTTACGATGCGAAGGGATAGAGCTTTGATGTGGGTTAATTTGGGAAAGGCGGTAATAACAAAATGAACAAACCATTGATTGTTAAATGCAACATAATGTTGCGAGATGTCGAAATTGAAGCATACAGACAAGACATTATAAAACAGTATAAAGAAGATGGAGTTGTTGCTCTTCCTGTGGGATTTGAGATTGTATCAAGCGAAGAAGCAGACGAAATATACAAACTGTATAAGGGAATGTCTCCCAAGATGCAATCCGTCATTAAGGAGATTATGGAGATTGAGCAGAAAGGAGAATAAACTATGAGTGGTGGAAGTTACAACTACATATACAGCACATTGTCAGAAGAATGTGAAGGACAGATGTATGATTCTGAAATGAATATGCTTATAAAAGATTTGTGTAAAGTTTTGCACGATTTAGAATGGTGGCAAAGTTGTGATTGTTCCGAGGAACAATATAGAGAAACAGTTGCCCGATTTAAAGAGAAGTGGTTTAAAGGAGACAGAAAACAAATAGCAAAAGAATATATTGATTCCCAAGTAAAGATTATACAAGGAGAACTTTATAATCTATTTGAGATAGGAGAATGAATGATATGGTAGAGTTAGTAATTAAGATACCCGAAGATGTTTATACAAGGTTATTTGACAATGGTATACAAGACAATGAAATAGCAGTAGATGATATATGTGAAATGGCAAGAGCATTAAGAATGGGTACACCACTTGAAGAAGAACTTGAAAAGATAAAGGCAGAGATAAAAAAAGAATCATACGAACTTTTTGATTGTCCAGATGCTTTTGTGGTTGAATTTGCAGATGTCGAAAGAATAATGGATAAGCATATATCAGAACTGAAAGGAGAATAATATGACAGTAAGAGAACTTATTAAAGATTTAGTTGACTATAATTTAGATGCAGAAATAGTTGTTGCAACTGATAAGAAGTATGTGGATAAAAGAGGAGAAGAGTGTAAAAGAAGAATGTTTGAGATTAAGGACACAGATACATTTGGTAGTTGTGTTGAGATATTGTTTGATGAAAAAGTGTTCCGAACTGAAAGGAGAGAACAATGAGTGATATTGAAAAAGCAAAAGAACATATCAAGAATTTGGCGAATGATTACAAGTGTTGCGACAATACAATCTCTTTTGAAGAAGCATTGGCATTGAATGAAGCACTCCAAAATCCTTGCAAGATTTGTGATTACTTCGCAGAAGATGATATTTCGTATTGTAGGAAATCTGAAAATCCATTGGTTATTAAATGTAACAGAATGCTTCCAACAGAAGAATTAGAAAGGATTAGAAAGATAATTCGTGAACAACCATTAGATGAAGTTGTAGTTCTTCCGACAGGGTTTGAGTTAGCAAGAAAAATGGGACATTGGAAACGAATCAGCCCAGCCAAGATTTATGAATGTTCAGAATGTGGACAAAATGTAATGACGGACAATATTGATTGCTATAAATTCTGTCATTGTTGTGGAGCAAAAATGAAAGGAGAGTGAGCAATGACAATAATTGTATTAAGTTGCTCCAAGAATGAAGAACTCTTTTATCCGTTTAAGCATTGTATGGAGAAGAATTATCCGAATCATCCAGAAGTAATCTATTTCACAGATGGAATCATAAATCCGTATTACAAGACAATCCCAATCGAAATGTCATTGGATAAATGGACAAAGGGACTTCGGGAATTTCTTAATCAGATTCCAAGTGAGCAAGTTCTTCTGATGATTGACGATTGCTTCATCCGACAGCCTGTCGACATTCAAAGGATTGAAGAAGCATTGAGTATCATCCAGAGCGAACCGAATGTCGCTTGTATGAATTTCGAGAAGTCATGGGATGAGAGAGACCTTCCGACAGATCATGACGGATGGAAAGTCAGACAGCATGGGAGCGAATATGAAGTGTCTCTGATGTGTGGATTATGGAGCAAGGAGAAGCTGATTGATGTCATAGACAGAGATTGTTCCCCATGGGAGATTGAATTGAATCAAGACGGCAAAGGATTTGATTATTATATCAACTCGGCAGATTACATCATCGATTGGGGATATAGGACATTTCAACCTTGTGGGAAAGTCAAAGGAGTATGGACACAAGAAGCGAAAGACTTCCTTAAAACCGAAGGATTTATTATTCCATAACAAAAAACCAAAAAAACCAAAACTATCTATGATATAGTTTAAGTGGTAGGAATAGGGATTGAGAAATCAGTCTCTATTTTTATGTTCTCTTGGCTCATCATAACGGTAAATGGTGAGCCTTTGAGGTGGCTTATGACGGAAGATTATATCAAAAGACGTGATGAATTAGGAAAATTCTATAAATCAAAATTATGGAATAAAGTTCGAGAGAATGCTTTAAGACGTGACAATTATCTATGCTGCAACTGCGGCCGACCTGCAGAGGTGGTACATCACATCGAGCATCTGTCTCTTGCCAATGTTGATGATCCTAACATCTGTCTCAATCTGAACAATCTTCGGTCGCTCTGTGCGGACTGTCACTTCGAAGAACACCGGGGCGAACATTGCAGAGGTCGCATCAACAAAGAGAACAATCCGTACACGTTCGATGAAAACGGGATGCTGGTTCCGAAATAATTTTTTTGTATGCCCTATCTATTTTTCAAAATTTTAAAAACATAGGCGGGGCGTAGGGGCGGACTCGATTTTTAACGGATATAGGGGACCTTATAAGGGTGTAGATTTTTTTATTGAGAGATGAGGTTTTATGGCTGCATTTAATGCAACAAAGGAAAAGAAGAAACTCGAAAACATCATAAAGGACATTCCGGAAGACAAAAAGAAGCTTGTTG